ACAAAAACAAAAGAGGTAAATGTTAAAAGAGCTGGTGTCGGTAAAATGAGACCAAGTAGAACCTCTGCACTGGGTGATACCAAAATCAAAGGAAAAACTTTTACTTACGAAAAATGACAAACAAACTTTATGATGATTCTAATTGGAGAGAAGAGTACAAAGGGTACACTTCTAGCAAGTATGAGTTAGATCTGCTTGAGAATGGACCCACTAGTCTTTCATCTAGCTGGATGCTTGGTGCATTACATAACAAGTGGAAGAAGATGAAGGGATACAAAGACCCAGAACCACCTGATTGCCAGAGCAGTATGAAGGAGTGGGAGGCAAGTATTAAGAAATATCAACATTAACTGATCTGGGGTTTAAATACCCCTTTGATGCCTTATAGTAGAAGCATCAAAACAAACACATCATGTTCGAAATTAAAATGACCCGTGAGGAAATTATTGATGGTTTGAGAAGAAACTATGGAATCGAATTCACTGCTGCTGATGTGAAGGGGTTCTGTGCAATGAATGACATTGCGTATCAAACTATCACCAAAAAGATTGAGCAATTTAAGGTGGGTCGCGGTAAGTGGAACCTTGAAGTAACTCAGAAAGCAGTTGAAACTATTGAACGTTCTTTTAGTGCTCCTGCAGTTGATTCTCAAGTAATCCAAAACCTTGTTCCTCAAATCGATGACACATTCGTCAAGTTCGGTCCTTTTAATGACCTTAAGAAGATTATTCATTCTAAGTTGTTTTATCCTACTTTTATTACCGGTCTCTCTGGTAATGGAAAAACTTTTGGGGTAGAACAAGTATGTGCTCAACTTAAAAGGGAACTTATTCGGGTAAACATTACTATCGAAACAGATGAAGATGATCTCATTGGTGGCTTCCGCCTTGTTGACGGTGCCACAGTCTGGCACAATGGTCCAGTTATTGAAGCTCTCCAGCGAGGAGCTATCTTGCTCCTTGATGAAATCGACCTTGCCTCAAACAAAATACTCTGCCTCCAATCAATCCTTGAAGGTAAGGGAATTTTCCTTAAAAAAATCGGACAGTATATCCAACCAACAGCAGGATTCAACGTCCTCGCCACCGCAAATACTAAAGGTAAGGGTTCAGATGATGGAAGATTTATTGGAACTAACGTGCTTAATGAAGCCTTCCTCGAAAGATTTCCAGTAACCTTTGAGCAGGATTATCCAGCACCTTCTGTTGAGAATAAGATTCTAGGAAGAGTTGCTTCTACTCTTGGTGTGACTGACATTGATTTCTGTAAGAGATTAGTTGATTGGGGTGACATTATCCGTAAGACTTTCTATGATGGAGGGATTGAGGAAATTATTAGTACCCGTCGTTTGGTTCACATTCTTCGTGCTTATTCTATTTTTAATGATAAGGCAAAAGCAATTCAGGTTTGTGTAAACAGATTTGATGAGGAGACCAAGCAGGCATTCTTGGAACTTTATGATAAGGTAGATGCTGATTTTAATCTTCCGGTTGACGAAGATGAGTAAGTTTGGTATAATTTTAGGAGGTTAAATCATGGCATGGTGGTTAGCAGATTCAGTTATTAATGAAACTATGGAAACAGATTATCCAGTAAAGGATTTTGTAGATGGTCACGGTGATGTTCATTCAGTTAAAGTAGAAGGGGATGTTGATTTAGATGAAAAAAAGAAATTCATTTATGAATCTCCTGATGGTGGTAAAACAGTTTATCAACGTGAGTTTGGACAAGATCTTAGTGAGCGTATTAAGATTAAAGATGATTGTTATCCCACTGTAGGTAGTTTACCAGAAAGACCAGAACCTTCTATCAATAAAACACAGATACGTAAATATGAAGAAGATAAAGGCATCAAAGATCTTCAGGATTATATTTCCACCACCTATGGCGGACACTATACTTCCGAGAAGAACAATGTCCAGACACTTGATCTTATCGAATCCGTTGGTGATGCGGAATCTTTTTGCCGTTCTAATGCAATCAAGTATTTGAGTAGGTATGATAAGAAAGGACAAGCAAAGCGTGATATATTAAAGGCATTACATTACACCCTACTGTTATATTATTTCAGTGGGAATACTCAAAACGATGAAATTACGACCCGTGGCTATGAAACTTTCTGATAGTACTCTTTCTCTCCTTAAGAATTTTTCGACTATTAATCAGTCGATCTTGTTTAAGCAAGGGACCAAACTTAAGACTATTTCTGTGATGAAGAATATTCTTGCAGAGGCAACTATCTCTGAAGAGTTGCCTAAGGATTTTGGTATCTACGATCTTAATCAATTTTTAAATGGTTTGGGTCTTTATAGTAATCCGGAATTGGATTTTGCTAATGATGGACATGTGTTGATTAGGGAAGGAAAATCTCGTTCTAAGTATTTCTTTGCTGATCCGGAGGTAATTATTACTCCCCCAGAAAAGGCAATAACACTTCCTGACGAGACTGTTAGTTTTGAGTTAAGTACAGACCAACTTGATAAGTTACTTAAAGCAGCAGCAATTTATCAATCACCTGACTTATCAGTTATTGGTGAGAATGGAGTAGTTAAGGTTCTTGTTAGGGATAAGAAAAATGAGACTTCTAATACTTTTGATGAGACAGTTGGTGAAACTGAATCTACGTTCTCATTCAACTTTAAGGTAGAGAATATTAAGATATTACCAGGAGCATATAATGTTGTTTGTTCACAAAAGAATCTGTCAAGATTTACTAATAAAAATCAAGATCTTGTTTATTATATTGCATTAGAACCTGATTCTACCTTTGGATAATGAGTAAAATTCACACAGACGAGTACATGCAACCAGGATGGGATGAAACCCCATCAGGTTGTCACCCATATGTAAAAGGTTCACGTCACAATAAGATTGGTATGTGGATTATGTGTACTTATTATGTCTTAATCATTTTTATGGTTACTAGACTTGTGTGGGTATTGAATACGTGATAAGGTTTTGGAGGATCTGGAAGTATGCTCTTGGATCATTCAACGACGAAAAGACTAAACGGTACGATAATTCTGTTGCTTTTTTTCGTAGCGTTATATTCTTTACTTATCTGGCGACTAACTGTTTTATTATTGCGGGGGTAATTCATCATTGGTAAAAGTAACTGATAAATTCTTATCACAAGAAGAGTTTGATCTTCTTGAGGATCATATGATGGGATATTATTTTCCTTGGTACTATATGGATAGAGAATCGTATGAAACTGATACAGATACTTTTCAGTTTCAGCATACTTTTTATAGGGGTGGTGAATATCCTTTAAGGAGTGAATATTATGATTTGGTTAAACCTCTTTTGCGAAAGTTAAAGGTTGATGAGAAAAAACTTCATAGAATAAAAGCAATACTAACAACAAAAACTCCTACACCTAGATTTAGTGGTTATCATATTGATTATCCAGATATGACAACTGTTGCATTTTATGTCAATACTAATAATGGGTACACAGAGTTCCAAAAAGGTGCTAAAGTAAAGAGTGTTGCCAATAGAGCAGCAACTTTTGATTCCAATTTGGTACATGGAGGACATACTTGCACAGATCAAAAAATTCGAGTCCTGATAAATTTTAATTATGAGAGATGAATTTCTTTGGGTTGAAAAATATCGACCTAAGACAATTGATGAATGTATCTTATCTGAGAATATAAAGAAAACCTTTAATGATTTTCTAAATAAGGGTGAAGTGCCCAACTTACTTCTTTCTGGACCTGCTGGGTGTGGGAAGACAACAGTTGCAAAAGCACTTTGTAATGAGTTAGGAGTAGATGTTTATGTCATTAACGGATCGGACGAAGGACGGTTCCTCGATACCGTCCGTAATAATGCTAAAAACTTTGCATCCACCGTATCGCTTTCGTCGGAAGCAAAGCATAAAGTCATTATCATCGACGAAGCAGACAATACGACCCCTGATGTACAGTTACTCCTTAGGGCGTCCATTGAGGAATTCTCAAAGAATTGCAGATTTATATTCACCTGCAACTATAAGAATAAAATCATCGAACCGCTCCATTCCAGGTGTGCTGTGGTTGAGTTCAGTATTAGGGGGAAAGAAAAGCAAGAAATCGCTGCTCAATTCTTTAACCGACTTAACTGGATCTTGGACACCGAACGGATTCAAAATGATAAGAAAGTCCTCGCAGAACTCATTAATAAACACTTCCCAGATTGGCGTCGCGTTCTCAATGAGTGTCAAAGATACTCGGTGGGAGGTAAGATAGATAGTGGAATTTTGGCTCACTTTAGTGATGTAAAGGTAAATGATCTCATTAAAAATCTCAAAGATAAAAACTTTCCGGAAGTACGTAAATGGTGTGTCAATAACTTGGACAATGATCCTTCTGTACTTTTGCGTCGTATTTACGATAGTCTTTACGATTCCTTGGTTCCTAGCACCATTCCTGCTGCTGTGCTTGTTATTGCTAAGTATCAGTAT